GTGGCTTCCAGCAGTTTGGTGGCATTCCGCAGCAGGGTGGCTTCCAGCAGTTTGGTGGCATTCCGCAGCAGGGTGGCTTCCAGCAGTTCGGTGGCATGCCACAGCAGGGCGGTGGCATTCCGCAAGGTGTCTACCTGCAGGCGCAAGGTGGTCACCAGCTGGGTGGTGCACCTAACTTGCTAAAACCTGAACAACCTACCGTAAAAAATGTATATACTAAAAAGGGGGTTTTTACGGGTAAGCCAGTATAATTAATTATTAAATCTTTTTATTAATCTTTTTTTAATCTTATCATTAATATATTTATTAGTATATTTTATATCTGAATTATAACATTGTTCATTTATTTCATAATACTTTGCATAATAATTTAATATATTTGACATATATAATAATATATTATCTTTTGTAAATAAATTAATAGCTACTTGTTTACAATTTTCACCTATTTTTTTACAATCATTCATTTTTATTTTATCAAGTATTTTTTCATGAATACTTGATATTTCTTCATTAGAATTATAACATACTTTAATGTAATGTACATCTTCTATAAAATATTCATCATAATATAATTTGTAATCTCTATCATAATCAGTGTTTTCAATTAAGATTACACAACTACCTGTTAATGCTAAATAAGGAAATCTACCCGAATATCCAACACCTTCTAAATCTAATAAATATTTATATTTAGTATGATCATGTAATGCATAATATTTTTTAGTTAGATCACATAAGTTATATTCATAGAATTCATGATTTTTATATATATTAAATTTTTTTCTAATTTCATGTGAACTAGAACCAGACCACATTATTTTATCTAATTTATCATCCCAATCAATATTATTTTTTAATATTGATTCTTTAATTACAAAAAAATTAGTAGAATTTGTTTTATTTAATTTTACATCTTCCCATTCATAAAATGAAAAATTAGGAATAGTATTTACTGGACAATTAGTTGTTTTACTAAATTGTAAAAAATATGGATTATTTATAGGCATATCCATTAAATTAATATAAATTTCTAAATTATTTATTTTGTATATATTCAATGTATCTTTAATCATTTGAATTATTGATTTTCCTCTATCTTGATAATTATTATTAATTCTATCATATGTTAATATATTATTTTCTATTTTTACATACAAACATATTATATTTGTATTTTTCCATAAATAAATATCTTGTGAACTATATTTATTTATAGTTAGCATCTATTAATAATTTATTATATAATAAATTATTAATTCTAAATTATTTCTTGAATGATAAACAACTAAAACAAGGCATCATTTTTACAACATTTTCACCCATTTTAATTATATCAATTATTTTGTTAATATCTACAATAAATTCATCTGTATTTTTAATTTTTAATACACCTTCTTTTGCTAATATTGTAAATACTAATTTAATTATATCTAAATAATCATTAAATGATAAATTTTTATTTAATTTTACATCTGCCGTTCTAAATGATACAATTTTTTTAACTAATCCAACTAATAATGGTGCATCTGAGATATCAATTTTTCCATCTGCTAATATTAAATCAATCATATTTATAATATCTTGTACTGCAGCAGGTTCATTTGTTAATTTAATAACAATTTGTTTTATATTATCATCACTTATAAATGATAAATATTTATCTAAATGATCTTTAGATACTACAGTTAATTCAAGATTATCAAGAAAATTATTTATTTTAACTGTATTTGGTTTATCTTCACTTATCTTATTATCAGATGTATTTTCTATATTTACTTTAACATCATTTTCTGACATTTTAATATATACATATATAATATATTTTCTTTTTTATAGTATGGATAAAAATATATTAATTATTTGTATTTGTGGTATAATTATATTTATTATATTTTTACAAATGGATAAAAAATATTCAGTACAAAAAAATAATACTGTTGATTTTGAACGTTTTGACCCTAAAGAAAATATTATAGAATCAAATAAAGTTTTTGATCCGTATACATTTTATACTAGTTTAAATAAACAATCTACAAAAAATAATATTACTAAAGATAATTTTGATTTTGATTATGAAACTGATTTTAAATATAAAGATAATATAGTTGAAAATTTTTCAGATGACAATCTTAAAGCACAAGGAGATGATAGATTAAGTATAATAGAAAGAACAAATATAATAAAAAGAAATGCACCGCTAAATGATCTAGATGAATCACCGAATTGTATAGATAATAATTTTTTAATAGATCATGATTTAGAATCAAATGGAATATTTTCAATGCCATTTCCAGAAAATACAAGTGGAGAACTACCATTATTTACTGCAGAAAATGTAACAAATAAATATGATGCAAATAATATGCAAAATTTGTATGACACAATTAATAATGATGTGTATAAAGGGTATAAAACATTAAATTATATGTTATAAAAAATTGATAAAATTTACTTAAAAAGTAATATCTAATAATAATTAATATAAAATGAAACAATATGAAGTTTCTAATTTGTCTCTCAAAAAAGAAGTATTAACTTACTTTTTTGATAGAATTAACTATTATGAATATAGATATTTAATGATAAAAACAATAGATGATTTAAAAAAGAATGAGAAAAATATTGAATATGTAATACCACATATTAAAGGGGAACCATATTTTTTAATTTTTGGATCATTTAATCGAAAAGACGTATCTTTTCTGATTGAGAAAAAAAAATTAAAATTTAATCTTGATCAATGTGATATAAACGATATTAAAATATATCAATGTAATTATAAATCAACACCTAAAACATATATTGGTAGTATATTTGATGGGCGTATGATTAATTCTCATCCTAATAACATCTTTTTAATTCAGGATTGTTATTATCTTGATGGTATTAAAATGAATGCATGGAAATTAGAGAAAAAAATAGATTATATTGATGAATATATTAGTAGAAATATGAAAGAGTCAAATTTAAAAATAAGAAAAGTTGATCATATTGGTGATATTGTAGAATTAGATAAAAAAATTAGTACTTCAAAAGTTGATATTAATGGATATATATTTTTACAAGGTAGATCAGGTGTATCATATATTTTTATAGATAATAATAATTTTTCAAAAAATGATGAATTATCTGTTGAACAAATTAATGATAATAAATTTATAGAATCTGTAACTAATACTAATAATGATACTATATTTTTATTAAAAAAAGATGCTAAACCAGATGTGTATCACATTTATGATAAAGAAAATAATTTAATACATTTTGCTAGTATTCCTGATACTAAAACTAGTCAATTATGTTATGAAGCACTTAAAAATAAAGATTCTGCCTATTTTAAATGTGAGATGGATCCACGATGGAAACGTTATAAACCAATTTATGTAATTTAATTTCTTTTTTTCTTTATATAGTATATAAAGAAAAAATGAGTATAACATCTAGCGCATTAAAATATCTAGTACCAAGAGTAAATAAATACACTAGTAATGTAGTTGAAGCATTAACACCTGATTATACCAATGAATGGTGGGGTTCTTATTATGGTTTACTTACAATTGATCCTAGAAAAGCATCTGTTTTTACTGTTGATATGTCTTTAGCAACTATTTCATATACATCTACCATAAATGATAGGCTTGATGTATATGGTCAGATTGGTAATTATGTTAATAAACCATTTTACTATTTTGGTTTTAATTTAGATCAATCAATTGCAGTAGAAAATCCAGGTCTTGAATTTACAGTATGTTTTAATTGGGCAGAAGGTATTGATTACAATAGTTATGTAGGTGTTTATCCTGATGGAACAGCAGATGACTCTTTTAACGCAGATATGTTATCACCTGCAGGGGCGTTTGGTAATTTTGATAATGTTACAATTACATTAAAAAGTGATGGTACTAGATTTAGAGTAGTAAATTCTGGACCTGTAACATGGTCTGGATCATATGATTGGTAAAAAATTGAAATTTATATTAATTGGGAAATTTATAATATAGATTACCACATATATAGTTTATTTTTCACAAATGACCACATCTGCATTATTTTTTGCAGCACTGGCTGATATTATTATTGATGATAATAATAATAATACCACCGAAATTATTTCAGATAGTAACATTGAAGATATGTATAATTTTTCAATTAAAAAACTATCAGATTATATTCGATCAAATAATTTTGAGGAATATCATATCTATAATGCATATAGTAACTACAGTGTAACAGAGAGAATTGTTAAATCATATGATATTAATCAAAATATTAAAAATTGCATTTTAATTGCATCTTTGCTATCAATTTTAAAAGATCCCTTTTATTTCAATGATGTTAATATTAAAGATTTTATTTGTGGTTCAAATGATGAAATTACGCTAATTATGGACATGATTAATATTATTTTTCAAAAAAATAATATTAGTTCAAATGAAAAATGGAAGTTAATTCCTAAATATGTTACTATTTTTAATAAAATTGGATGTATTGGAATTTATAAATTTATTAATCATTTAAACTTATCTTCAAATATTAATTTTTATGATGAAATTAAAATGTATTGTAAAATTATTCTAAATTACAGTTATTTATTTGATAATGAATATACTAATGATGTATATCCATTACGTCTAAAAGAAATTAATAAAGTGTATGAATTTATTAATTCCCATTCATCAATTACATTAAATGATATTGATATTATTTTAGATTAATTATATAAAATATATAATTATATATTATATATATTATGGCTAGAACCCATAAACATGGATTAATGGTAATTATAGATGTTTCTACACAAAATAGTAGAATGTTAATGGGTACAGAAAGTACATATGGTGGTTTTTTAAGTTTTGGTAATCCAATAAAAAAAACTATAAAAATAGTATCAGATTTTATTGATGATGTTGGAACTAAAGGTGGTACAACTAAAAATTCGAAAGATATTCTAAGAAATTTAGCATTAAATTTAAATACTAAGTTTGCTGATCCAGCAAGATTAGCTATACCAGCGACTGATCCTGGTATAATAGTATGGATTAATACTAATTTTATTGATGGACATGGTGTTGGATTATTACAACAAAATATAAAAAGTATTAATATAAATGGTACTTTAATAAATAGTTTTGATTTTGTTGATAATTATTTATTAGATAATATATTTTTATCTAGAGCAAAATTTCATCTTGTTAACAGAGGAAATGCAATGACAATTCAAGAAATTGTTCTTGGTGCTAGTAATGATGGTTTTCCAAAAGGTAAACAAGAAAATGCAGAAACTAGTTTACAAGCAGCACATCGAGAATTTTTAGAAGAAATTGGTTATGATTTAAATAATTTATTAGTAGCACCAAACTTAATTGACTTGCAGCCACCTGGCGGTGGAGGCGGTGGAGGTGGCGGAGGTGGCGGTGGTGGAGGTGGCGGTGTAACAAATGTGACTGTACCTAATCTTATAAATCCTCCTATTCCTAACACTGTTTATTATGTTGGACAAGATACATTAATGAAAACAGATATATATTGTATATTTATTAATACCCAACCTAATATTCAAGCAATTATGACTGCGTATCAAAATCACGAGATATATTCTGAATTATTTAATGTTGGATTTAGAAATGTACAACCCCCACGTATAAATCAACCATCTGCTGATGCAATTAGATTAATACGTACTACCGTACCAATTATACCACCCAATCAAGGATTAGGTGGTGGTAAGCCTAATTATGAACAAAAATATCTAAAATATAAAAATAAATTAGAAAATATATCCTAAAAATATATAAATTTTATATTTTTAAGGAAATGCTGAATAATTTGCACTAAATGTTTTTGTGGTTTTATCATTTAAAAAACATTTTAAATTACATCCTTGGGATGGATTAAATGCATCACAACTTTCAGTTACTACTTTACATACATTACCATCTACTTCTTTATATTCACTGGTATTTGTTAAATGTCTAGATAACCATAAATCACCTACTTTTTTCCATTGTACTAATTTTTTAGTAGTTCCATTATTATAGCAATAAAAATTATCTTTTTCATATGTATTATTTGAATTATCATTGACTAAAGTATCTGTTACAGGGCAGACTACTTTATTAATTTCTTCCAAATAATAAGAATCTGGTTTTTGTAAAGTTACAGGATTAGGATTTATGCTTCTTAAATTTGAATCATCTTCAAAACTTAAAGATTTATTTTGCATATACTTAAAGAATATATTTTTTTATATAAATTAAAAAAACATAATTATAACACTAATATTATCCCCAGATCCTTTTTTTATAGCATATTCCCCTAATTTCTTAGCAATATTTTTTAGAGTATGTGTATGATAATTTTCTTTATGTGTTGAATTAATTATCATTTCTTTTATAACAAAATCAACTGCATCTTGAGATGAAAGAACATCCCATACACCATCACAACCTAAAATTATAAATTTGCTAGTAATATTTATTTTATAATTAAATATTTCAGGAACATGAGTTACATATGGTAATACATCTAAATCACCAAATGCACGTGATACAGCTAATCCATTAATTCTATAATCATCTCCAACATCTCTAGTTATTTTACCTCCTAATGCTTCTATTCTTATTTTTTCTTCCCAATGCATTGGTTTATGGTCTTTTGTTAAAGTAACTGCTATATTATATTCGTTACATAAAACTGCTCTACAATCTCCTACATTAACAACTTGAATATAATACATATCAGATTTACCTTTTTCTAAACTTAAAATTAATGCTGTTGATCCCATTTGTTTAGATTGAGGTACATCTTTAATTAATTTTGATTGCATACGATCATATACTTTATTTACATATTCATCATTTTTAGATGTAAATGCTTTTTCAGAATTTGCATAAAAGTATTTTGGTAAATGTTCTTTTAAATATTTACTTACTAAATTTCCTCCATGTCCATCAAAAATACCAATTATATTTGCATTTCGTTTTTTATCACTACTATTACCTGAATTTAAATTTAAATTGTAAAATAAATCATCTTCATTTTTAGGACGCAAACCTAACAATGATATTGTATGTACATGCATAATTATAATTATAATATATTTTATTTATTATTTATATATTTAAATTAAAATATATATTCTTAACTTGGCACGTTATATTGAAAACAATACAATTTAAAAATTGAAATTAATAACATTCATATGAAATTGAAATAATTATTTTATATAAATAAAAATATATAGTATAAATTATCTAATATGCAGAATAGTAAAAATTTTACTGTTTTTCCAATTCAAAACCAACAGCTATGGAAAATGTACAACAAACAAGAAGGATCTTTTTGGAGAGCTACTGAAGTAGATTTATCTGGAGATATGCGAGATTGGGATAAATTAACATCAGATGAGCAATATTTCATTAAAAATATATTAGCTTTTTTTGCAGGATCTGATGGTATTGTAAATTTAAATATATCCACAAGATTTAAAGAAGATATTGAACAATTAGGATGTAAATTTAAAGAAGCAAAACTCATCTATGGTTTTCAAGAGATGATGGAAAATATTCATGGAATTATGTATTCACTTTTAATAGACACATATATTAAAGATGATAATGAAAAAGAACACTTATTTAATGCTATTGAAACAATACCATGTGTTAAACAAAAAGCAGAATGGGCAATGAAATGGATTATGGATACTAAATCTACTTTTTCACAAAGATTAGTAGCATTTGCAATTGTAGAAGGTATATTTTTTAGTGGATCTTTCTGTGCAATTTATTGGTTAAAAAAACGAGGATTAATGCCTGGATTAACATCTGCTAATGAATTTATTGCACGTGATGAAGGTATGCATACTGAAACTGCATGTATAATTTATAATTTAATTAATGAAAAAATTTCTAAAGATGATATGTATGCGATGTTAGATGAAGCAATTAAGATTGAAAAACAATTTATTACTGAATCAATACCATGTGATTTGATTGGTATGAATTCACCAACAATGTGTCAATATATTGAATTTGTTGCTGATAATCTTTTAGTAAATCTTGGATATGAAAAAATGTATAATGTAGAATTTCCAGAATTATTTAGATTTATGGATGCTATTTCAATTCAAGGAAAAACTAATTTCTTTGAAAAAAGACCTACTGAATATCAAAAAGCAAATATTGGATCTGTAGAAATTGTAGATGATTTTTAGAAAAATATATATACATATATTATGAGCAATCAATTAAATTATTTAAATAATTTAAATAAACCAAATTTAGTAGATATTTCATTATTGCAAAAAATAAATGATGGTTATACTTATTCACAACCTAAACAATCATATTTATATTCATTTGTTCAAACTGCAGGCAGTGCAACATGTGGATTTGCAAAAGATAATTTATTTATATTTTTAGTAATAATTTGTTTAATTTTATTTTTAATTTGGTGTTATGTAGAAAAACAACGTCAAAATGCATTATATGAAAAATATTTACAAAAAAAACTAGCAAAATCATTATTAAATGATGAATTAAATTTATTTACAGAAGTACCTGAACCTATTAATATAGAAAAATTATTTACTGATATAAATAATACAATTATAGAAGAACCAGAACCAGTACCAGTATTGCAATCAGAACCAATAAAATATATAAATAAAGAAGTAGCACCTCCTATTCATTTAACAAAACGTGAACAAAATCAACAAATGAATAATACAATACAAAGAATACCAGAACATCAAGATATAATGGGAACAAATTCTCAAGGATCAAA